TTAGCGCACCGCCCATTGACCCAATGATTGGGTATAATGAGCGATTCGATGAAATCTACTGCTCATTCGATGACAAGGTTTGGGTTTTCTCTAAGGGTACATGGCTGGTTTGGGACTTTGAGAGCTATTACTCCAGTTACCTCACTCCGCTAGTGGCCGCATACGACCTTGTTAATGGGTGCCAAGTTCTCTCCATGCTTGGCCAGACGTACATGGTTGCCGTAGATAACCCGCTCACTGAGGCTGGGCTTGTTGCTGGCCAGTCGCGCACAATCTTCCCGTACAGCATTTATGAGCTTGGTCGGGGTGGCGGCAAGGACAACAGCTACGCCAACGAGCAAAGCCTGATTGTCAGCAATGATGTTGAAAAGCTTAAGTCTGGTAGCGCAGTTCTGTCTGCCGGTGGGCCTGCGTTTTACTTTGAGCTTGCCGAGATAAACGCTGCCGGTGAGTACGTGTTCCTGCTGTCGGGGGTTCCGCCAACCAGACCGGGTGACACAATTCCTGGCGGATGGGTGTTTGAGCTTAAGTTCAACACCACATATTGGGAGCCAGTAGTCTCTGGTAGTGACCTGTTGTACTACCTGCCTCACGAGAGGATCGGAACCGCATCCGGGGTCTTGAAGGCGTCTAGGTGGAACCATGCTGGCGGTGCCGCTTCCGCTGCCGGTGATTCGATAATGATAGAAATAAACCAGACCCAACAGCTTAACGGACGATACAGGAATCCGTTAATGTATGTGCCGTTCAAGCCGACGGGAGCGAACACGGGGACCAATACGTTCGGTTGGGAGTTCCCTGCTGGCTATGTGGCGACGTTTGACAGTGGGTCGGGTGTAGATGTTGACTCTGCGGTGTTTGTGAACGACTTAAGCCATGTGCCATATTTTGACCTTTATTACCTTGCTTCACAGGGGCTTGGGCAGTCAGTGGCCTATCTCTACAAGGCCCCAACTGCGAGACCCGGTGAGAACCAGCAGATAAGAACTCGTGGGCTTTACACCAGGGTGACCTCTCATGGCGAGGGTGTGTTACTCAATCAGAACTACCCCTACCGGCTATACAATGCAGCCTTTGGTTCAGACAAGAAACTGTACAACGACCAAGTTATCTACAGCGCAAGCGAAGTTGTAACTCTGCCAAAAGAGACATCGATCAGAACCAGGATCCAGAAGGCTGGCGAGATGGTCGATAAGACCTTTAATGGTGAAGCCTACTATGGAGACCCCGCGAATGCAGCCACAGGCAACCTGCTCATCGACAACCAACAGGTTGACGAGATTGCCATGAGCACCAGTGCAAGGGGTGGCAGCATCGGGGTTATGCTCTTTGGCTTTATTCTAAACAAGGCGGAAGCCATCAGGCTGTACGCCGCGAAGATGACCTATAAGGTTGTCGGTGGCGCAAGAAGGCGGGGCCGTTAATGACTGAGCTTCGCCAGATTCGCGACAAGAACATGTCGCTAACCCAGCTTCGCAACGAGGGGATAGTCAACGGCTATCACCGGCTGGACGTTCAGCAGAACCCAATCAAGTACTCAAAGAAGCGAGACGAAACCGTCTTAATCGAAGGCGAGTTCAAGGGGCACACTGCCGACAAGCCTCACACCCTTATCAGGGCCGTAGAGGTTGCTGAGTTCAGTGGCGTCATGAAGGTCGAGGCTGGTGCAACAATACAGGGTGTCACATTCAAGGGTGACGCAGTGCTGGCAGAGGTTACGGGCACAATGCCTGCGATGTTCAGGGACTGCACATTCATTAGGGACGCCTCAACAAACCTGACAACAGCCTTCGTCACCGTCGCATCTGGTGCCAAGGCCACATTCTCTGGTTGCAGGTTCAGGTCTGCTGAAGACACCGGTGTGATGCAGGGGGCTGGTAATGTGGTATATAATGATGCCGCAAACGCAGCTACCGACGTCTCTGTTGTTGCCTGTGTTAACGAGACCGGGTGGTCTCACTCAAACGCTACTGTTTTAGGCGAGGTGTGAACGATGTCAGTTTTGCCGCAGCCATCAAACCGCATCATCAAAGAGCAGTTCAGTGAGGGCACAACCATTGACTCCGACAGGATTCAGGGAGCCCTCGATACTGTAGAAGCCCGCATTAACGAGATTCCTCGTGGCGACATCCTGCCTCGGTACGTTGAGCAGACGACACATCTTGGGTTTTTGCCGAGCGGTGGGTATTCAATGTCTGCTGACATCGTCTACCCCTGGGGTCCGCTGTTAAACACAAGCTCGATTGGGCTACCCATTGGGGATAATGCGATAAGGATTAAGGGTTGCTACAATCCGAGCATCGGCTTTGGCTCTGTGACCAGTCAGTTTGTTTGGTCAACGTCAGCTTACTATGTGCGACCATGCATCATAACGGAGCTTCACTTTAATGTGATAAAGGACAGCGTTCACCAAGCCTACGGGTTGGGAACAGACGGGCTCCACGTTTTGATTAGCGTTGACGACGATGGCGACTCCCTCGACAGGCATTTAAATTCTTTTGAGGTGGTTAAGCATTTGTTCAGCGACTCGTCTTGGGAGTTTAGGCGGGCTGGCCCGATAGCGCCAACCGACGACATGGTGCCCAACTTTTCAGAGAACCTTGACGGCCTCATTATCTCATTTAGAGACCTGGGTGTATGCATCCCGGCTGGTGCATCTGTTAGGTATCAGATTGTCATACCCAAGGGTGCTGGTGGTTCTAGCGATTGGGGTACAGCCCCATATAATGAGATTATACCTGGGATGACGGTTCACTATCTTGAAGAGGTGGTTAAGTGAAGCACACCTTTTCAAAGCTTGCTCGTGGCGTAAAGCTTCAAACTGGGCACATATACACAGCGGTATCTAGCGCCCTTCAGAACCTGACCTCAAGCTTTAGCGGTGTTGAGGTTGACCAGATGGCCTGCCCCAGCGGGCCGTTTACAATTCACCTATCAGTGCCAAGCTTCGACGCAAACAGGCTGGGCACGTCAATTCCGTTTGTTCTCCCTGCTTACCAGGACGACCAGATATGGGCTACAGGCGAGCAGGGTGAGACGACGCCAGTGTTTAAGGTTGAAGAGTTTGGCCTCTCTTTTGATAGTTATGATGAGTTGAGGGGTATTGGGGCGCACGACAACGCCAAACCAAACGAGCTAATAAAGGGCGCGCTGTCGGACTACAAGCTAGAGGTGTCAATATTGGAAACCCTGCAAGAGAGCCAGGGTTACACCGTTGGAACTTCGGCTGACCAGCAGTTTAGGTACTCGTCAGTATGGTCTAGTACAATACCCGCAACAGCGTGGGAGGCAGGGCTTAACCCAAAGACCTACTCAGACATAAGCGCAGAATTAAAGCCTTTCAGAACATATATTGTACGCATTCTTGCGCCAGACTTCTCTTCAAGCGACCCATATGCGATGCCCAACCTTAACGTGTGGCTAAAGCTTAATACTGAGTTGGCAAAAAGGGACGTTCATGCACCGTCTGCCGTGCCTGCGACATACGTGCAAAACATCCCAACAGTTAGCGATGGCGCAATCCAGGCCACCCCTATCACAACGACATCACCAGTGGCCGGAGATAAGATTACGGCAGAGTATGCAACCCCGACGGATGCATATGATGGCGTCCAGACCGCGCTTGGGAAGGTGGATAAGGTATTCAGGGATAAGCTCCGGGGTAACTACAACACCCACTCAGAGCTACCCGCAGATGAGAGCCTTGCAGACAACGCCGGGTATAAGGTAATCGCGGTTCCAATGTGGGGCAACCGCACCGCAGACATAAACTCTGGGAACGTGACACAGCTTCCATACATTGGTGTAGCTCCACACACAGGCATGGCGGTTGACCGCAGAATTATCCCCATCTCTCAAAACTTCACGGTTCACCACGTCATTGCGTGTGCAAACTATAGTGACAACAACTATAGACCGGGCTCTGGCAGTAGCCACTTTACCCACAGTGTCGGTGTTGGCATTGGCTGTGGGCTTAGGTCAGACAGCCATACGTATCAACAGGTTGCACATCAGTCATGGAATCCCGCTGGCGGCGTGACGCCCCAGTGGAAGATTGACACCTGTAGCGTGCAGCTTGCAGCTTCACTGACAGATTCATGGCAGATTGTCAGCGTTCCACTTGTGTCTATTTCTGGTGAGACCACAGACAATTATGGGATACAGGGTAAGCCGTTTTTCATTGGCCAGTCCAGGTACAGAAAGTCTGGCGGCGGCACCGACATAAGAACAAATGTCGGAGTTGTGGGTGGAACCCCTGCGCCTGGGGCAACCCCAAAGACGGCGGGGACCGAGAACTTTATTGAGGTTCGCTGGGGAATACAGGACACGAACGGGCTTGGGAATCTGCCAGCAACAAGTGTCATCGTCCCGCATTACGGCAACTGGGTTTACATTATAGGCAAGACCACCACGGTCACGAGCAATCAGGAGTAGGGTTGTGGCTAATTTTTTTTCAAGGCTGGCCAACACGGCTGTGAACTATGCCAACCCCACCACATGGCGTGGCGGCGGGGTTAAAGCTTCTACTGATGAGGCGGGCGATATTAGACGAGAGTCATACAGGCAGAGCGAAGACGCTAGAATGCGTGCAGCCCAGGCCCTTGCCGACCAGATAACCCTGGCTCAAGAGGGTGTGGGTCTTGCTCAAGAGGCAAGCGATAAGAGCCTTGCCGAGATGAGGGCTCAAGCAGCAAGGGGTCTTGCCAGCCAGTTCCAGGCAGCGGGGCGAAGGGCTGCTGGCGGTGGCACACTCGCAGCACTTGGTCAGGTTGGCCTCGATACTGAGCGAGCGGTGTCTGCTCAACAGGCTCAAAACGATGCAAGAATCCAGGCAGCTAAGATGGCAGCGGCAGATGTCGAAGCTACCAAGACAATGGAACGCTCAGAGCTTCTTGACCGACAGAGGAACGCCCAGGAGCAGTTTGCTGCAATCCTTGCGGGGATGCCTGAAGAAGATCTTGTCGGCGCAAACCTGGATCGGGCCAACTACTTGAGGGCTGCTAGGCGGCAGGCTCAAGACCCTGCACTTATAGCCATGCTTGATGATCGCATTAAGCAGGAGAAGAACGCGGGGATATTCTAATGGCACGCATTCTCAGACGCAGAGTGGTTCAGACGCCAAAGGTTGCTTCAGGTAGGCGTAACCTTGCGTCTGAGATTAATCAGTGGCTTAAGCTGGGCCTTAACGCCCAGCAGATTATTGAGAAGATGATTCCTGATGATCCCTCAGTAACGCCCGAAATGATGGACCCAGTCTTTGACATGATGGCTCGCCGCCAAGGTGCAACCGCACCACTGGCAGAAAGAGTTGACCGAGCGAAACGGCTTGTTAGTGGCGCGCCGGGGCAAGCCCCTGCTATACCAGTGGGGCAGCCGTCCCCGGAAGTGCCAAAATCTCCCTCTCAAGGTCTTGGCGCACCCCCCCGCACCCCGCCGGGGGCGGCTGTACCACCAAAGAGCGAGTTCTTCCCAACGCTAGGCGTGGACCCAGAACAGCAGAAGTTTAGTGATGACTTCAGGTCTGTTCGCAGGTCTTCAATGCCAACAGAAGAAAAGATTCGGTTTGCAGCTACACCGGGTACCTCACCCGAGGCTAGGCGCGAAATGGTCAGGCAGATTGCGCTTGATATTTTTGGTGGCGCGGGCAGACCTACGCCTGGGCGCGGCTTTGATGGGGCGATTACCGCGAACAGCCTAGAGGATGCAATGGCTCAAGCCGAGGCTCTCGTGGAGAGGGCTGAGATGGCGCAACTAGAGGAGCAGGGCTCCGCCGAAATGCAGTCTGGTCTCCAGGCTATGGCTAGAGCCAAAGCCAAAACCAAAGCCCAAGCCAAAGCCGAAGTCAGCCAGTCCATTCAAGAAGCCCAGATTGCCGAGAACGCCGAGCAGCTTAAGTCCAGCTTTCGGCAGATGTTTAATGCCATCAAAGAGGGCTCTGGCATGTACGACTTTGCTGACAACGTGCAAAGAGCGGTACCCCTATTCCTTCGTGCAGCGCAGGCATCGAAGGCCAGCAGTGATGACATTCAGCTATTTAAACTCTTTGCGCGGAAAGCAATAAGAGAGGGAGAGGCGACAGCAAGGGGTGCAGAGTTCGACCGCCGACTCACGGCGCAGGAGCAAAAGGCTGGGCGCTTATTGACAGCAGGGGGTGCAGAGTACAACCGCCGAAAGATAGCCGAGGGTGCAGAGTACAACCGTCGAAGAGCAGACAGGACCGCAGATAATAATCGCAAATTCAAGCGGGCTCAGACGGAATACGACAGGCGGTTTGACAAGCAGGCTGGAAAGGACCAGCTTGGATATGAGAGGCGCACAAGGCTTAAGTATTTTAATGCGCTACTCAAGGATGATGGCCTGCCAGTGCCAGCCCGCCGCGCCATCGAAAGGCAGATGGCGGCTCGCCAAGATCTTGCCGAGGCGAAGGCTGCGCTAGGTGAAGCCGGAAAGCTCTTTAAAGATGGCCAAGCTGGCATCGACAAGGCTCTTGCCAAAATCAAAGCCACGGGTCGAGCGCCCAGTGAGTATCAAGAATCGTTGGAGAAATACCTTCCAGCCCTTATCAACTATAGCTCAGCAAAGGCTGGGGTTGACGAACTGGAGAAACTTGTACAGGAATACGCGCAAACATCAGGCAGCTTTATCCCGCCACTTAAGGCCCTTAACGCCAAAGTTGGTGCCGAGTTAAAGAGGGCTGGCGCAGGCAGTCAGAGTAACATTGAAAAGATCCGCAAGGCAGCAGAGGCGTCAGGAATAGTCATACCCATTGGAGCAACTCCGGGCGCAAGCAAACCTGCCAGGACGCGCACCCCTGAAGAAATAAAAGCCCTTGGAGACAAGGCCGCTGGCGTTTTTCAACTTAGATAAAGCGGGGACGGTTATAACCAATGCCAACCGGATTAGAACTATTTGGGGACTTGCTCGATAAGGGGCTCTCTCCAGAAGAAGCCAAGATTGGCATAACTGAGTACTTGGGGTTTACCCCAACGATGAGTCAGCTATCTTTATCCGCAGAAGAGTTACAGGCTATGCGACCCGGCGCGGCTGCTGCACAACAGCAGCCCGCAGAAGGCTCAGGGTTAACCATAACAGGTCTCCCACCAGTCGAGACCGCTGCTGGCTCAGGGTTAACCATAACAGGTCTCCCACCAGTTGCTGCTTTTGAGACCGTCACTGGCCCACAGTTTACCAACTTCATTCCACAGCCCATTGCTCAACAGCCCGTGGCTCCACAGCCTACCGTTGAGCCCGAAGCTAGGATGGGTGACGCCATAGTTGAGCAGGATGGAAGCCCAGGATTCTTGCAGGGACCGTCTGAGTTTGTTGCATCCCTGGCTGGTCTTGCCGCAGGTGCTGGCAAGGCGGCTTTTGATTTTGGTTATGAGCTAGGTAGCCCCAAGTATGCAATAGCTGGCCCCCACAGAAGGCTAGACCCCATGGTAACCATGCCTCCTATTGATGTTGGTTTTGATGTGGAGGGCGCATCGCATACGTGGCAATCCTTCGATGGGCCAGACGAGGATCCAGACGAGGATCCTAGCTACCTTGACCGCGCATTGGGGTATCTTAGTGATCTAAGGTCTGAGGGTAGTGCCATCTCACAAGCGTTCGAGCGGGCAAAGGAAGCAATAGAGAGAGATACCGACTTTAGGCTTGCTGAAAACCCTGTGTCTAATATTGGCGCAAACACCTCTGACGTCATTGAGGGTCTTTCCATGTTAGGGCTAGACGTTATTGACGTGGGTGGCGATGAGCTAGACGACGAAAGCTGGACAGAGGGTGTAGCCCGCGCATTTACAGAGGCGCTTGATATTGCCCCAGCCATGGCCGGTGGGATGGCTGCATTCTTCAAGCAGCTACAAGAGAGGCCGTGGGATACGATATACACGCACCCCGCAGATGCCGTGTTGACAATCGCTCCCATGCTGCCCAAGATTGCTCGTCTCGCCAAGAAGGGTAACTCCAAAGCTGTAGCCTATCTTAAGAAGCTTGAGGATAAGGGTGTCATTGTTGACAAGGTAACCAATGAGCCCTGGCGCATGGTGGATGCGTCCCCGTTGGCACGTGGCGCACGGAGGGTGGTAGAGGCACCGGGCCGACTGCTTGAGACCCCTGTCAAAGTGCCGCTCCCATCAAAGTCCAACTGGGGTAAACCCACAGGCGACGTTGACCTATCATGGCCACCAAAGGTGATGATAGGGAGAAGCAGAAGCAAGCCTATACCAGAGGATATACCCAGGGCACCATTCGAGCCACAGGTGAGAACCCCTGTCATTGAAAGGGCTGACGGTAAGCTATCTGGAGGTCTCAGACCCTTAAACATTGGTGACCTTTTATACGCTGCGCTTGGTGGTGTTGTTGTTGGGAAGGCGTTCGATGAGGAAGAGGCTTTTGCTCTTCTGGCTCCAGCGTTCAGGATTGTAAAGGGTGCTGCACCCAACGCTACGATTGGGATGTTTGCAAAGTGGCTACTTGACCAAGCGTGGAGGGGTGACCCCAGGATACACACCAAAGTCCGAGACATGGTTCACCGACCGAATCAGGTAGAGGCCGAGCTTTCCATGGTTGGTAAGGAGCTTTCGGACCCAGAGGTGTTGGCGTCCATTGACCCCGACGCGGCACGGGTAAGGCTACCCGTTGGGACGAAGCCGGATGGTGTCGCTCGTGTTAGAGATCTTGACAGCCCCAACAACACGGCACTTGAAGAGGGGCCTCTTCATGACAGGGTTAGTGCTGGGCTAGAGCAGCCGGTGGTCATTAAAGACCTTGGCCCAAGAGCGGAAACCCTCATGACCAAGCTTGAGGGCATACTGGTTAAGAGTCTCTCAGAGTCCAGAATGGGTGAGGGTCCGACGAGGCTCTACCGAGAGCAGAAGAACTTCGTCCCTGCCCATATGGCCATGATTCGAGAGTTGATGAGTGGCGACAGTGTGGGACTCCTGGCCCACGAGGGCGTAAAGAAGATAGTGCTGTCCAAGCTTATCAGGGAGGGTCACAAAGCAGAGGCCGCCGGCTCATGGCTGAAAGAGCTTGTCAACGTGTGGGAGGGTGGGTCTAACACCGTTGCCCTGGTTCGCAGAAGGCGGAGAGCTAGGGGTTTCGAGCCAGAGGTTATCGAAGATGTGCCCATCACCAGATACATCCAAGACGCGGTGGCTAGGTCGCCAAAGGCGCAGATGGAAGTCATCAACAACACCATGGGCATCATTCACAAGCAGACCGCGCTTGACCATAGGGCTAAAATTCTTGCCGACACGTCTATCCCGGTGTCCTCCATATACCAAGACTGGGCAACCAAGGCTGAGAACGTAGGCAAGTCGTTTATTGATTTCACAAGAGAGAACCCCGGCGGCTACCAGGACATGTGGGCTAGGTTGTATGAGCTTGAGAAGGGGCTAATTGATGGGTCGCCGGTCCTCTTCTTACCCTTCAAGGATGCGTCTCGAAACAAGCTCACGCGTGCAATAAATGAAAATCCGGGCCACAGGGGTGGGGTTGTAGACAAGATAGTTGAGAGGCACCCAGACCTTTCACCGGAATTGGTGAGGCAGGACCTAAACAAGCTTATACAAAGGGTTAGAAACGAGTTCATACAGAGGGACGAGCTTGGCGGCTTTGTTGATAAGAAGACGGCGAAAGCTTTTGACGCCATCGACAAGGCGACCGACATGTCCATGGGTGGCGGCTTTTTTGGGGCGGTTAACAGGTGGGGCAAGAAGGCTCTCACTGTGTTCAGCGCGGCTACGAGCGGGTTCCAGGTAATCGGGAACGCCCTGGTCCAATCTATAGATCGCGGCACGACACTCTCCGCAACGCTTGCAGACTTTGTCAAAGGGGGTGTCGACTTCGTCGCATACGACAACGGTAAGCGGTTTGGTCCCGCTGAGAACAGGTTCTTCAGGTCGGTAAAAAAGACTGGAGCCCTAGAGACTGACCAACTGAGGGCCGAGACAAAGCTAATCGAGGGCAAAGGGTTCTTTGGCAAGATCGGAAAGGCTGCTGAAACAGCCTACAGGTATGGAGACGTTCTCGCCAAGCTCAGTGAAATTCGCGTTGTCTATAACCGGGTTCTATCTGACCTCAAGATGCTCAAAGATGGGGACACGGCCACACTCATGGTGGACAGCACCAAGGCTGTCCAACTCAAGAAGGTGGGTGACAAGTATTTCCGCGATGGCAAGCCGCTATCCCTTGATGACCTGTCCGACATTGCTGCACGGGGTGCTGCAATGGCTGCTGAGAACAAGTTTATGAACTACTTCGACACTGGGCTGCTGAGTACAACGCTCCGTGGCGCACCGCTGGTAGGTATCGGCTCCCTGTTTTATACATGGTTCAGCAAGGCCCTCTTCGGAAGGCGCGGCGGGCTGGCTGGCAATGTCATAATGGGTGAGTTCTCACCGATTGTGGACAGCAGCAGCACAGCACTCATGGCCAAGCAGCTTAAAGACTCGATGACTGCATCGTTAAGGCGTACAGCATTCCATCAGGTTGGCGACATTGAAGACCGTGCTCGAAGAGACGCATATAGAGAGATGGCGTCTTACCACAACATCCAGAGCCCCATCCTTGTGTCTGGCCCCGTCAACGATGAGGGTGTCGTAGGCATCAAGTCACTCCAGAACGTAGACCTTTTCGGGCCATTCAACATGGCCCTTCGCGCATTCGGCGGGGCCGTAGCCCTTGCCCGTGGAGACACCAAGGCTGAAAACCTTGCGGAGATTAAGAAGCGAATCAAGGAATCCACCGGGGACTCGCTTGAGGATAAGCGCCGCATGTCTCTGGCCATAAGGCAGTTGACTGGCAGGGGTCTCAATCCAAGGGAGGCGATTCAGTTTGTGGGTATGTCTGGTGGCCCGCTGCTGGAGTTTGTTGTGGATGCAACATCAAACTTCAAGGACAAGTTTGGCAGGCCAATGAGTCCAGAAAGGGCGGCTATGAAGTTTGGCGCAAGCATGATGGGCAGCACCCTGTTCCATGGCGTTCAGGCTGCACGAGCCATCATCTCAGAGAAGGGCCTGTTCGATGACCTTCCAGAGCGTGTGAAGCTTGACCCAGAGCTAAAGGAGACGGCTGCGCGATTCGGCATCCGGCAGATATTCCGGCTTGCGTACACCCCGACAAGGGTTGAGTCCAGAAAGAAAAGCAAGTTCCGCATCTCTAAGTCTGGCAGGGTGAGCGCGGGCAAGCCGAGCATTGTGTCCGGTAAGAAGGGCTCAATAGACTACCATGTAGAGGGCTTTGAACGTGAGCTTAAGGCTAAAACGGCGGGCAGGCTCAAGAAGGAAGCCAAAAGGTTTGAGCAGGCAGAGATTACCAGGATGGTGGCCGACCCAGCCACCGGCAAAGAGATTAACATCATCGACAAGTTGAAGGATGAAGCAGCATTCTGGGATGGCATCATCGCTGATGAGGCTCAAAGGCTTAGAGATAGGTTGCTGAAACAGCTTGATGCAGACCGGGCTGAGATTGAGCACCGTAAGAATCAGGCGGGTGGTAAGTACCGCACCAACAGGGAGATAATGGAAAAGCGCATGTCAGAGCTTGGGCAGGAGCTTGACCCCGACTCTATTTTCTTCAGGTTTCGCCCGAAATGGAAGGGCCGCAGGCAGACCGAGGGGGGTGGTAACGACACACCCCCACCAGAAAATTACACCGGCAGTCATCTCAACACATCCCCCTAGAGATACAAAAAAGAAAGACGACCGGGCGACAATATAGTAGAATCATCCACAAATAGCCTCGAATAACCACAACACTATTAAGGAGTGGTAACCAATGGCCGCTGGAATAACAGCAAGAAGTTACGTAAACAACTGCGTCTTCACTGCTAAAACAAAGTACATCAAGATCCCTGCGAGTGCTGCTCAAGACCTCATCGCCCAGATTACCTCTCTGGCTGGGTTCTTCCCGTCATCGGTCCTCCTGAGCAACAACTCAGGAGCCACCATCTTCATCAGAGACGAAGCAAACAAGGCTGTGGCGGGCGACGGTATCGCCATCTCTGACCTTGGCAGCATGTTCATCCCCCTGGTTGGCGTTCCAACTGGAGGCATCTACATACAAAACGCTGGCGCAGTATACGCCCTGTGCTTTGAGTAGGGGGCAACATGAGCAACCTGCTAAGTAACTTTACAAACAGTGGTCCGGTATCTGGTGGTGGTGGCGGAGGTGGAACCGTCACCTCAGTGGGGCTCTCGTCCGACTCTGGTAGCGTCACACCCATCACAGCATCTGGCACCTTTGCCATCGTTGGTGCTGATGGCGTATCGACCAGCGCATCGGGCTCGACTCTTACAATTTCTGGTGGTGGCTCTCGTAGTATTGCAACGAAGACTGGCAACTACAGCGTCACCGCTTCGGATGGCTTCATTCTGATTGACCATTCCGGTAGCTCAGGAGACATCACCCTCACACTTCCAGCGCCAGCTTCGGGGTTGAGTGGTGAGTCCTGGCACTTCATCGACACAGGTTCAGCGGGCACCTATAAGACCATCATTGACGGCAATGGTGGCAACGTGAACGGATCGAGCACTTACAATCTGATTGGCGCTAACGCGGCAGTCTCAATCGTGTCTGATGGCACTAACTTTTACGTGTACTAGGAGGTACAACGGTGGCTTATTCAGTATCAAATGACAGCGTGCTTTTGGGGAACGACCTCAAGGCTTCGGACGGAACGACGGCAATCACCTTGACCGACAGCACTGGTGCTGTTGCAACCGCAGGCGCAGTCAGCGCAGGTGGCGACGTCACTCTTGCAAGCGGCAAAGACCTCGTGTTGCAGGGCGGCGGTTACATCAAGGCCGGTTCCAGCGGCACCCTCTTCAAGAACAGCAGCGACACCACCGTCCTAAGCAGTTCGGGCGGCGACATTGCCGTCAGCGCAAACCTGGGTGTTACCGGAGACCTCACCGTCACCGGTAATGACATCAAGGACAGCAGTGCTGCAACATGCCTCACCTTCAGCAGTGGCGCGGTCTCGACCGGCGCAGCGTTGACAACAGGTGGAGCCTTCACGGTCAACTCCAGTTCAACCACAACCTTTGGTGGCGTGGCTTACACATGGCCCGCATCGGATGCTGCATCTTCTGGCTATGTCCTTAAGAGCAACAGCCTGGGTACCCTTTCATGGGGCGCAGACGATGCCGGTGGTATCACTGCCAGCCGTAAGACTGCAAGCTTCTCGGCTGCTGCCGGAAACTTCTACCTCTGCGATGCAAGCTCGACCATTGAGGTGACGCTTCCAACCCCATCAACCGGGAACCGCATCATCTTCAAGGCTGGAGCATCTGTAAGCGGGTCTGTAATCATCAAGCTCAAGGCTGCTGCTGCTGCTGACAAGATTGATGGCGCTGCTTACAACGTGACACCGCTTAACGCCTTGGTTGCTGCTCATGCTGCTGTAGAGCTTGTTGCATGTGATGGCGACGGCCTTGGCACCATTGAATGGTTCATCGTGTAACATGGCATACCGTAATCCCAACCCCGTGACACACTTCGAGGTGTCCGGTCAGTCAAACGCAGAGCCCGCTTCCGACAATGGTGTGACCCTTGTTGCTGGGTCCGGCGTGACCCTGACAACGGGGTCGGGGTCGGTTACCATTGCAGCGAGTGGCGGCGGTGGCTCATCAGACACGTTCTCCATTGACCACTTTGGTCGATTCAAGTGGACGAATGACAACCTGATGGGCCATTCAGCCTACACGGACAACTCTCGGTACTCACTTATTACCACTAGCCTTAGTGGTAAGGTTACATACTCAGACAGCACCCCAGATGCGCCGACGTTCACGTCTTCAATCGTCAACTCCCTGCTCTACATCAGAAGCGGGATTGTTTCTGTCGATTGCACGATGGACGGTTTCAGTGTTGATGGTTACATGACCGAGAATTTGAGCGACAGTAACGCTAAGTGGTCAATGTGGAGTGCCCCGGCACCCACTGATGGTGTTGACTATGACACCCTTGTCACATGGACCCGTGTTGACTCGCTCACCTGGAGCGGTACCGGTACCGATGACTTTTACTACAAGGGTTCGTCATCGGTAAGCTCAGGGAATGCATACAACGCTGGTGACTGGTGGGCCTTGACTGTTCAGCCGGGCGGTAGTGATGTGTACCTGGGTTCATCAAACAATGCGTTCTCGATGTCATCTAAGTGGAGTGTGACATGATAACTGGACAATCTTATGGAGAGCCAACGGGCATTACTGGTTCCCCGGCAATCAAGCTTAAGGATATTGACGCGGAGTGGGTTCTAATTATTATGGTGACAGAGCCCATAATGCCATTCTCTGGGATGAGCAGGGAAACCAACATTATTCCAGGCGACCTCCAAGTCTTCGAGGCTAAGACTCAGGCGCAAGCCCCCACTGAGGCCGAACTGATGAACCTTCAGCACATCGTGTACGTTGCGAGTTAACAACCATGGAAACCATAACCTCAAGCCTGCTGGACTTTGGTGCGCTTGGGCTATTCGCCGGGTTCCTCATCTGGCAGCACACCAAGAATACCAAACGTCTCGATGAGACCGTTGAGTCCTTTCAGCAGACAGTCAGGGACCAAGAGACTGCACACAGTGCAGCCGAAGAGCTAATCCGTAATCGGTATGACAACGTCATAGCCCGCCATGAGGAAAAGCAAAGCACAATCTACTCTGATGTGGTTAAGAAGCTCGATGACCAGGGGCGCATCTTAGAAGATGTTCATGCTTCAATCAGGGGAATGCAGGCCCAGCGTTTGCTGGACCCTACTGCTACCCACCTGGATTGAGCCATCACAGGTAACAAAGCTGCCGACCAGCATGCCCAACATGAAGCACCCGATTAGGAATAGGTGAGTTTTGCTCATCTAATCTATCCAGCTAAACCGGGCACGACTGCCCTCTTTGTCGAGCACCCATTCACCATACAGGGCAAGCAGGCCAGCATCGGCTAGACCATCCTGGTCAACGCGGCATCTGCCTGGACGCAAGCCCAGACCAGGGAGTAGTTCCTTAACCCTGGTGATAGCCCTTTGCTTTCCATGGCCCTCTGCCCCCTTAAGCATAACTTTCTGCCATGTCTGGGGTGGTGGGCTTTCGACGTGCAACCTCAAGGCTTTAGACATCCCGTAGAGCTCCCCGTATCGAGACCCCAGCGTGAACATGGATGATACACCCTGCCGTGGCATAGCTCGCTGCCTCTCAAGCACAACCATCCTGATGTTGCGTCTCTCCAGAAAGGATATCACCTCTTCATAGTCCAGCATCCCATCTCTAAACGGCATCATGAGGGAGGCGACGACTTCGCCCCCCTCGATGGCCACTATTGCGCCCCGTCTGCCGGGGTCAATACCGACAATGGCACCCTTCAAAACGGCACCGGGTCTGAGCCCCATCCACCGCCACCGCTGCTCACATCCTTGTGCTTTGGCTCATCGTCCTTGTAGTCAATGACGGTGATGTTATCGCAGTTGATTGTGAGGTCCAGGCCATGCTCTCCATTTTTCTTCTCAAAGATTTTAGGTGGCATCAACCTGCCATCAACGACAACCCGGTTACCCTTGCCGACCTTGCCAGCAACCCACTCGCCTTGCTTACCCCACACCGATACCCGCCACCATGTTGTCTGGTCGTTACCGTCTCGGTCTTTGCCATTGCTCACGGCTAGGCGTAGCTCGGTCACACTGGAGTTGCCTGCCTGCTTCCGTTCAGGGTCGGCACCAAGCCGACCTATAGCTGTTACTTTCTGCATCACTTATCCTTTCTGAATTTGTCTTTGTCATTCATGACCCGTGTTTTCAGGCCAGCAATATCAGCACCGCCAAGCTCTGTTAGCAGCACGCCCCTCTTCATCTGTACAAAATCCTCGACCAGTCCGAAGTCGAGACCTTCATCAGCACATGCTTTCTTCAAGTCCTTGATGGCGTCTGCTGGGCTGGTCTGCTTCTGAGCCCTTGCAATCCTAGCAGCCGCTTCACCGTCGTCATCTTCGGACACCATGCCAAGGGCAGACTGCAATCCATAGCGCCGACTGTATGTTAGCGCCGACCCGTACGCCTGGGGGTCTTCAGTCCTACCCCTCGGCACCACAAATGGCACCAATTGGCTGATGAACTGACTGCTTGCACCATGCATGATGGTCGTCTGCATGGCGAGCCCACCAAGACCCTCGACCACACCTTGTGTAACAAACAGGTCATGCTCTGCAAGCACTGGCCTTGACGCAGCATCAACCGATGGCAGGTCTGCATACTTGCTCTTGAAGTGTGGGTTCCTGCCCGTCTTAAAGGCTGCACCCATCTCTTCGTAAGCAGCAGCCAACGCAGGCATTAGCTTGTCTATCTTTTCTGAAGTCTTCATTCCCGCACCTCTCTCCTTTTCACGTAAATACGATTCTTCTTTCCAATGGTCACCGACACACCTTCACCGAAGGCCCTCTCATGCGGTCCCAGGGCACGTATCAGATGGTTACTGACGTTCGCATCCTCCTCCTTGAGCTTTTTGATTACCTCTCTAATCTCAAGCTTACGCTCTGCCAGCGACACGATGGTATCGCTGACTTCCATCACTCCATGCCTCTCGTCAAAGGACAGCATCAAGGCATCACGGCATTCATTCGACCCATCAATAGGTGGCATCTGGTCCAGCACAATGTGCTTCTTGTACCAGTCCGAAAGCTTTGGAACGATGTCACGCTCGAAGCCCTCAATGTCGGGGTCGATTGTCGCGACATGGAGCCTCGCCATATCGATATCGATCATTTCCCTAGCAAGACTGACCGCAACCTGTAAGCCATCCTTCTTGATAGCGTTACGCAACAGCGTGAAGCTATCCTCACTAGCAGCCAGACACACAAGCATGCTTTCACGCATGTGCTTGTCTGCGTTTGGCCATGTCTTGGAAACACCCCATGCACACTGCCTCACCTGCATATTGTGGTCTGGTCTCTCGATATCGTAAGGCTTGAACATGTCCATGTTGCTTTTAATTTCGAGGACTCCTTGAGCCACACCACTGTTCTTATCAACGATAATTCCATCAGGTGAGCAGTGCATATGCGGCATGACCTGGATAGACGGGCTATCGAATGGCAGCACAGCAGTATGCCCACTCAGCGCAAGCGTTGGTAAAACAAGCTGATAGATTAGCG